TCAAAAACTTTGCTTCTTATCAAAGGTCCATCTTTTGCCATTGTAAGTCACAGTGCCATCTAAATTAATCGGCAACTCTTTTAATGAGTAGTCATAGATTTTTAGAACATTCCCGTTCTTATCGAGATCAGCGGGTAGATTGCAAGTATTTTCCATTCTGCCCGCCTCCGAAACCATGATCATGACTTGCGACATCACAAGGCCCTTACACAAATAGAGACGTTCACATTACTATTAATAGTGTGGGCTGTGCAACCTGAGAGGAGGAGGCACAGCAGAGCTAAGATTCTCATGTCATCCAACTCTTAATTTTAGTTAGTTTGGCTTTACGATCATCCAGACCATTTGTACCACCATTAATACGGCGAGTAATAGTTAGTAGATCATCACGATCAGCAAGCTCATTTAAACCATTGTTAACCCAAAATTTGCAAGCAACCAGTAAACCAATACTTGGTATTGCTACAAGTTCGGGATAGGCTTCAAAATCAATACCTAATGCTCGGCCATATTTTTGATAATTAGTACGCCCAGTTAATTGGATTGGCCCACGTCCCTTAAAGCGAACTCCATCACCAGCCATAATATTGCCTAGATCCTTACGCCCTTCATATGCTGCACCGGATGCGATTTCTTCCATATAGCGAAAATTACCTGACTCATGTGCAAGCTGAGCTATGAAATGCGCAAAACGTAACTCGTTATACAAAATTGCGTATTCTTTTAAATGTATATTTGCAGCTAAAGCAAGTTCTTCAGCTCGGCTTTGATTTGCGCCTAGCTTTTTAAACAAGGCTGTAAGGGTGCCGCGTCCAATCTTTCCATCGACTGCAACACCAAGTATTTTCTGTAAATTACAAAAGTTCATTTCGGTTTCCTTCAGATATAAAAAAACCGCCCGAAGGCGGCATTAGCTGTTTTCAATGTCTTTTCTGGCTTTCTTAAATTCTTTGATCACTTCAACGATCGTTTTACCTTCCTGTTTATCAATAAAGTTAAAAATCCAACGGACCAAAGCCCAACCGGGTAATCCACACACAAAGAAGAAACCACCAAGTGCAATCATCCCCCATACATCAGTAACCCATTCATGAAGCCCCCACTTCACAATAATGAATGAGCCGCCAGCGAGACTTGATACAACTGTACAAATCAAGCCCACTGCCCACTCTTGTGGTGAGCGTGGCATACGAGTCATTAATACAACTGCTGCAACTAGTGCGACCGCTAAAGTCACCATAATTGCTGCCCCGTAGAATTTTAAAATTGCTGTTATACCGCTTGTTGAAACTGGTTCCATGCCTTACTCCAGATTTTTGGCAATAAAAAAGCACCCAGTTGGGTGCTATCTAAGAAATTTCTAAATTAAAAATTTACTGCTTCAATTTCTTCATATGTCAAAGCAGTTTCAATTTTCTGTCGTGCAATACGCCCTCTTTCATGAATGTTATTAATGTGCACTGCAAGTGCTGTTTTTAAGTCAATCAATTGATCAGGACTGAGTCTAACAACTTTATTGTCTTTCAATGTCCATTCAACTGATACTCCAAGCAAGGCTGCTGTTGCAATTCTTAATTGAGAATTACTGTCTGAGTCAAAAATATTGTTTTCAAACTCAAAACCGCCAAACTCATACTGATCACGTTGCTGTTTAATATGCTCCCATTTAAGCCTTTTCACATCTTCTAAAGATCGATTATCCACCCACTTCTTTGTTTCATAATCAAAAATGTGAAATGGCGAGGGTTGAGTGGGAATATGTACCCACCTCCCTTTTTGGAAAAACATATTTGGATAAGGAGGATCATCTAAAGCTATACATCCCTCAGGTGTGTTTAGCTTGATCATCTCTTCACTACCAAAAATATGCCCAATAACTTCACCATTCTTTGAAACTAATACCGTCACTTTTTAAGCTCCAATGTTGATAAAGATGACATAGTGATTGTTGAAGGAGACTCGGCAAAACCGCCCTGCGCCACAAATGAACCATAGTAAATATTTGAGTATTTTGTGATATATGCCAGCTGAAGCACTATAGTTTTTGTACCAGTGGAAGCAGGTAAGATATAAACTGGAGTTGCTGTAACCCCAATAAAGCGAATTGTACTATTCCCATCATAAAATGTTGGGTAAATTTCCTGAGTGTATGCAACGGTGCCATTTACTAATACTCTACAGGCTAAAGTCACACATTTTAAGATGTCATAAGAAGATGGATATTGGGTGATCCTCACCTTACAGTCAAAGACAAAAGAACCATCAATCCTTAGTTTACCTCCTTGAGTTTGCACATTTAGAGTCACTAGGTCTTGTGTATAGGCAACTGAACCCGCCATTGAATTAGCAACAGAAAAATAAAACTTACGTTCTGTTTGATTAATTACACCAGAAGGGACTGTAACCGCTTCGTCTTGGATTTTTAAAGTGTCTACTGCTCCGTTTTTAATGTGAGCATTATCAACTTCTATATCACCCAAATCAGCGCTAATAGCACTTAAGTTTTCTGCATAGATTCGATTCGCATTGATGTATCCAAAACTACCATTGTCGACATACAAACCACGCGGAATAACAGTACCGTTTGGCAAAGTAACCGGAGTGTTTTGCAGGGTCATTAATGGTTTAGGTTCTACACCATCAACACCGACAGGCGTACCAAACTGAATTGCATCATAATTGAATATGAAAGTTGAAGTCGTACCATCATTCATTGATCCATGACCAGAAACATGGCCATTTACATCGAACTTAGTAAACTGCTGAGCATAGATGCCATCCACACTTTCACTGACATTTTGAATAGACGCACTATTCTCACCGACTTTTGTTTGCAACGTTTCCGTTACTTTTATCGTTGAAGAAATAGCACTAGCATTTGCATTGATTTGTTGCTGAAACAAAGCAATGCTGTCATTCAATTGTGCAGACACTTGATCTGTACGTTTTGATTGAGCCAAATCTCCTTCGATACGAGCAGATTGCTCTGACCATACGCCTGCATAACCTCCTTCATTTCCGATTAAGTCAGATTCTGACCCGATAAATGGAGGATTGATTTGCGCGTAAACTCCATCAATCCTTGTAGTTTGGGCAATAACTTTGTCATCTACATTCTTAATATCAGACTTAACTTGCTCAAGTGCACCAGTTGAAGCTTTATCGTCAAGCTCAAGATTAATTAAATCAATCGCTTCAGCATTTGCCGATGACTGCTCAACTGCTACCTGTGCAGATTCACGTACAGTTGCAAGAGCACTATCATTACTTGCGATATATGTATCAATCTTTTGAACTGTTACCTTATCGCCCTCAATTCTAGCTTGAACCTCTTGCTGAGCGTACGCACGTAAATCATTAACCTCGACTACTGTAGTATCAATACGTTTGCTTAGAGCTAGATCACCTTCAATCATTGCTGATTGAACAGACCATGTGCCAGCGAAGCCCTGATCATTACCGATCAAATCTGATTCAGATCCAATCAAAGGTGGATTAAGCTGTGCATATACACCATCGGTTTTTTCAGCAACAAGTGAAAGATCATTTGCAACAACCCGAATACTTTCTTGAGCAGCAGCAATTCCCTCGTCACTTGACTGTTTAACAGTATTTACAACTTCAAGAACACCTTCATCACCATCAATAATTTGCTGTGATAAACCATCTTTGGCTTGCTGAATAGCGTTTTGACGATCAATGACTTCTTGTGCAATCCGATCTTTCGTATTTTGAATATCTTGCTTAATTGGACCAATTTCAGCGTCAATAGTCTCAATATGATCAATCCTGGTTTTAAGATCCTGATTGAGCTGAGTTTCACTGATTTGATCATTCAAGAGCTCCAGAACATCTGTAGCATCGGCAGAAGTTGTCGCATGAGTCCAATCCGACCAAGGTCCAACATTTCCGATCCGGTCAATCAAACGAGCTTGATAAAATTGAGTTAGGTTTGGCTGCAAACCTTGAACTGTATGTGTAGTCGTCGGATAAGCGAATAAGCCCAATTGAGCAATATTGCTAGTACCATCTGGTGATACACGAATTTCAGTATAAGCAGTATCAAGCGCACCTGAAGATGGAAAGCCCCAATCAAGTTTTATACCGAATAAAATTCCTGTAGCTTGAATAAAAGCGGGTTTCGGCGGCAAGCCTTGCTTTCCAGTAAGTTCAGTCAAAGTTGAATAAACAGGTAAAGAAGCGATCTCAAATGCTGAAATCGCTGTTACTCGTGCTTGATATTGCCCCGCATAAATACCAGAAACTTCAACTGAGTTATTGCCAGTAACTGGAAGCTTAATCCAACTACCATCATCTTTACGCCACTCAACTTGATATTTAACGGCTCCTTTTGCCTGCGCCCAAGATACTATCATTGTCACCACGTTGATGCCCTGATCAACTCTGCTTTCACTAGTAACAACGACATCTGTTACAGGATCCTGAATTGTTGGGTTCACAATCGAAATCGGAACCTCATCAAAATAAGCACCTTTATCGATCGCATCAAACTTGGCTGGGTTATATTGAAGTGCAGTTACTGAAAATTGATGACTTTCGTCTTGAGTAATAGAAATCACTCGAAACTTCATTGTTGCCAAGTCTTGAGCATCAATCACCCACACATTTTGAACTGCAATAGCATCAAACTCATGAGTAACTGTAACCACTCGACCTGAGATAGATTGAACAATACGAGTTTGAGCTTTACCATCCTCACCGTTAATAATGAGTCGGTCACCAGCAACTGCCACAACATCATCACGATCTAGCGTAATGCTTTTACGATCTGCTGAGATTTTAGAAACACGTCCACCGTTTGCTCGACCAGCGAACAGAGGATCTGCAATTTCAATAACTATGCCCGGCTGCGGAATATGGCCATCCAAACCAACTTTAAAACTAACAGTTCGTGTTTCAAGTTGCTCAGATTTTAAAGCCCATTGACCAGCACGTTGTGCTTGCCCACGAGAAGTACAACCCCATGCGTCCAACTCAAGAATGCGGACTTGCCCTGCTTCAGCAATCGCCTTTTCATCGCGAACAAACTCATATTCGGTTTTGTAGTGATTAGCCGGGTTATCCCATGCTACTTTAACGACATTGTGCCGATCACGTGCACGGGTACCTGAGTACTCAAAATTGCCATCAATGACATTGGCACGCGTATAAGTGAAATACGTATCTTGGGGAATATCCGCATCACAAATAATGCTATTACCATCCCAAAACGTTATCGCACGAAATACACCAGCTAACTTAGTTAAAATCTCAAAAGCACTTTCTGCACTCTGGAGATAAACATTACAAGTAAAGCGTGGTTCTTCTCCACCCAAGCCATCTGGTACCAGCTCATCACAATATTGAGCTAAGCGATATAAAGACCACTTATCAACCATGAGTGGAGTTAAGCGGTCACCCAAAGCATAACGGTCTACTGTGCATATATCGTAATAGATCCATGCTGGGTTATTAGAATAGGCTTCTTTGAAAGTACCGTCCCACATCCCAACATATTGTCGTGTTGCGGGATTGTAGTTAGTAGGAACCTTTAGAATTCTTCCCTTTGTATCTGCAGCAACTTTAGCAACGTTTCCAAAAGTCTCGGCATCATATTGAAGACCAAGCAAAGCCGTATTTGGGTAACGTAATTTTGCATCAATGACTTCAGTCACTGCTTCAATATACATCTTGTCACTGACATACTCTGAAGTTGAGTTCGGGGTCAGTCTGCGAACACGTATGAGCCAACCTGAGTCAGCTCGAGGCAAATCAATGCGGTGTGCTCGTTCGTAATTTGCAGATGTTTTATCTGAAATTTTCGTTTTTAGTACTTCAGTCCAGATCCCCCCATCAGTCTGTAAATCGATTGCGTATTCGATCGTTACGCCTGATACATCACCATTTGTAGCATTCTGAGTACGCAAAGGACCCCACTTTAAGCGCAAACGAACAGCATCAAGATCAAGATTACTAAAAGCTCGAACCCATGGCGTTTCAGACTTTAACTCCACATCGATGGCAGTTTCACTTTCTACTGCAGGAAAACCCTCAATGTATTCCTGATCATTAGTACCATTTCTAAAATCAACTTTTACATTTTCAAAGTTAAGGCTTCCATCTGCATTCTGAAGTGGAGTTTCTTCTAAATAAATTGACTGAAGTCCATTTGCTAGCCCCTCAATTTCTCCTTCAGCTAAACCATATAGAACCTTGATAAAGGTTTTCGATTGAGCAGAATCTGGTGAAATGACAGGTTGCCGTTGTTTTTTACTGCCTTTTTTTGCGCCTACTACTGCATTCATAAGAAATCTCACGCAATAAAAAAGGCGCTAGAAAGCGCCTGTTAATTAAAATTTACATCTGATCTTCAGGATATTGACCTGCGCTCACAATGAAGCCACCGATTTCCCGTTGACCATAAAGAATTGGAACAGGATTACCTTGTGCAACTGTGGTAACTGCACCGCCAAAGCCTTTATTCGCTCTGTTTCCATCTTGGTTTTGATCTTGAGTTGTATCAACCTTCGGCATAAGCATCATAGCCACACCACCAAGCATCATTCCAATACCAGAGCCAATCAGAGCAGCTCCTAGTGGGGCTCCACCGCCCAATGTGCCTACAGTTACTAAAACCCCCACCACGACCATCACAGCACCTAATACAGTCTGTAATATTCCATTACCGCCTGCACCAACTAAACGTGGAACAATATGAATAACCTCAGCTTCAGTATTCATATCAAGCTGTTCTTCACCGATATTGTCACCAGTGATTAGGCGCTTAGTTTCATGATCGTAAATGGCTGGGCGTTTCTTGCCTCGTTTATTACTTGAGTTCTTTGATTTTAAAAACACGGCAAAGCGTAGGCCCTGCTCATGTGCATGCAACATAAAATGTTCAAACCCAACAATCTGAACAGATAATGCACGCATGGCTTCCCGAGTATTTGCGACATCTAGCTTAAATTCACGACCAAATTTTTGCCCCAAGATGCCGTACAACTTAATTGTTTTTAACATCTCTATGCCTCAAGATTTTTACAGTACGTTCACTCCACTGCTGGCCATAAATTTCGCGTACTGACTTTCTGTTATATGGATGATGCAGAATTAAGCTTGAACCTATGCATTGCTCAGTTTGCTCCGATTTAAGCTGTCCATTATCACCCAGCCAAACAACCGCATGATTAGGATGCTCGGTACGCCCAACACGACAAACAAGCATATCGCCATACTGCGGTGTATCAACTTCATAGAAGCCCGCTTTTTCATAATTCTCAAGGTAAAGTGATGGATGGTCCTTATCTTCCCACCATGCATCATCCCGCTTAAAATCCATAAGCTCTATACCCAATTCACGACTATAAAAATCACGAATGAGGGCATAACAATCTTGCCAGCCATGAAAATAATTACGCCCCACTAAGGGGGCGCGATAACCACAAGGTTCATAAACTTGAAAATCCAGATCCGGATATGAACAAATTACCCACGGCTTTTGATGTACCTCAATCTGAATTAAGTCTAGTTCTGAGGCTCGTGTAGTGCCATCTGGGTGGGAATGCACATAAGCTAAGATTTCGCCTTGGTCTTCTGCCATAGCTAAATCTTCTGGATGGATTTCGAATTGATCAGAGTTTTTAGAAATATTGCGACAAGGAATATATAGCTTATCAATAATCACCCCACAGCACTCGTGTGGATAGCATTCATCAGCATGTGCCATGATTGCTTTTTTATGTTTTGCCGTCAGTTTCATAAAACCTCACAATAAGCTTGAAGCTGGGAAACCACCAAACGGCAGCGGTTTATTTTCACCAAATCGCAAGCGACAAGAACGTAAACGTCCACCGCATCGATCAAGTGCAGGATTATCCGTTGGCTCATCTTTATCGGTGAACATTGCTACACCTGTGTAACCACATACTTCGCCACGATACTTCCCGACCATGCACCAATGACAAAGTGAAGTAATTTGTCGAACTGGGATTTTCAAACCCTCAAAATCGATTGGATTGGACAGCTCGAAAGTCACTTGTTGTGCATTTTCAGATGTCTTTTGCTCGATGTACCAGATTTGTTCTTTTGATTCATTCGAAGCAGTTGGATTGCCTTCTGTGAAGTTTTCAGCATCAAGGTATTTAGCAAGAGTGGTAATAACTTTAAGTTTAGCCCCTGCAAAGTCCTTAAATTGAAGACAATAAGCAGATACTGCATTCTGGATGCCGTTAATATTGTTCGCCATGCTTAAAGTGGGTGCTGAAGCTTTACCATCTGATCGCATTTCAAGACCAGATACTTCCAAAGCCATCGGCTCAAAAACTTGACCTTGCCAGATAATGTTTCGGTTCCATACTTTTTGATCACCGGCATCAAAGACCTTACCAATGCTTCCTGAATCTGCACCCATCAATCCTTCAGACCCGATTGAAGAGTAGATTTTCTCCCAGTCTTGAAAAGCTATATGCCCGTGGAAACGTAAAATGCCAGCTCCAAGTGAGCTGGCATCTAATTCATACAAATGAATTAATCCATCAACATACAGCTTCTGAAAATCACTATTCAGGGTCATAAGTCACCTCGTCATAGATTGGATTTCCATCTTTGTCTAAGACTGGCACATCATCAAAAACAGGATTTCCTTCACTATCAACTGCCTGAACCCATTCAAAAACTGGTTCACCATTTTCATTAATGACAGGTTGTTTTGTGAGTGTTGCCATTCCAGCAGAATCAGTAACAAGATAAGTTTCTTTTTTCTGGAATGGTTTTCCGTCCACCATTACAACTCTACCTTCATCATCAATGAGTTCAGTTAAACGGGTCATAAAGGTTGGCTGCATTGAATATTTGATTTGCTGAACCATTCGTGGCTGCTTTTCAGTGCGCGGCACTTTTCTAACGATTGTCTTTTTAATACTGTTTAAACGGATATCGATCCAGCGCGGCTCACCGTTTGCATTGTTTGGAATATCGATTGGTGCATCAAGATTAGCAACAATGTCACCATCTTCATTTAGCTTTTTCTTGAAAGTTTTAATTTCAAGATCACCATTCTCTAAAGTTTGATATTCAACAGCGCAAATCTTGTTGCCATGTGTGTCAGTCGGAATTTCAATCCACCAGCCTTCTTTAGCGAATCCAGAAGAACCTTTAACTAAATAATGACCAATACCCAACTTCTCAAATGAAAGTGGTTGTTCGGCTGCTTCATCGTTAGGTTCGATTTTATCTGCAAACAATTTAACAACGGGTGATGCTGACTTAATGAAACCATTTGCATCCACAGTTGTATTTTTTGATGACAAGATTTTACGCCACGGCTGAAACGTATTTACATTCCAGTTTACAGACCTGACATAAAAATCGGAGTTATGCGTTATGCTTAATTGCGCACAAGCATCAGTTGAGTCGTTAAGATCTAAATTAATAATTGCCTGAGAATTGTTATCAGGATAGTCTCCAGCACTTGAAATATTATTACCATTATTTTGCCAATAAAAGGCATTACCATTTCCCCTCAATGTTGATAATTTTTGACTACCTAATAGAATTGACTTTCCAACTCCAAAAGCACCGACTTCCATCACATTCCCAGTAGCTGTACCAACCAATCGACTAGCAGCATGAGTATTATTAGTAAAGTTTTCATTAATTTTTGCGCCAGTTGAACGAAATGTATCACCACCTGCGCCAGTAGGCGCTGTGCCAAGATTTACTGTTTGAATTGTCATTTTCTTACTCGCATAAAAAAGCCCCTAAAAAGGGGCTTTGAAGAGATTTAAATTAAGGATAGAAGACTTGGGTGAATGTCGTAGAGATTTGCCATACATCACCACCCAAACAACGGGGCTGATACTCACCTGTTTTTACTCGAACCTCACCATCTAAAGGTGAATCCCAAAGGAAGGAATCCGCACCCTTATGATCATCAAAGAATGCTTTGATTTGCATAATTTCGGCTTTATAAGCCGTTCTTTGATAAGTCCATTCACCAGCTCGGTTATTGATACCTACAGCAATGTTTTGTTCGTAACCGTCACCAAACTTAGATGACAAAGTATTAAAACGTTGAGTATTACTATTGCCATCTAAGTCACATTTAAATGTGAATTTAAGGTCGCTCATTTAGAAAGTAAGCCTCCTTGTCGTTGCTCTTGACTTAAGTACTCATTGACATGCCGAGCAATTGCCTCTCCTAACCCTATATGCTTATAAGCCACCGATTTAAGAGCGTCATATTGCTTTTCGCTCAAAACAAAAATCACACCATTAATATCTACAATCCAATCATTGAATTGGATAGGAAAAGTTTCACCATCTCTTTCATAAGTCTTATTCGCCTCTCTTCCACGCTGACCAACATATGTTACTGTGCCGCCCAGTAAACGTGTTACTTCATCACAATTACCTGAGTAGTGACCTACTTTTATAAATTGTACTGATTTCATTTTTCATATCTCCTATAAACAAATAACCCTGCTTCAGCAGGGTTATTTGTTTTAAACATTACTTAAACTTGAAATTTGTAAAATACTTCATAAAGAATTTTAGTTAATGCCTCAACATGGGGTTCCTGCTTGTCATAATAGACAAACTCATTTTCTCCCACTTTAAAGCGTATACCCATATCTGTAGTTCCTGAAACAGAATGATGTCCATGCCTATTTACATCTAGAATAGAGCCAAATAGTATTAGATAATCAAACAATGTCGTTGCCTTACCACTCTCAAGTAACGCATACGCCATCAGCTCTGCATTATCCCATGCCACTGGGTTAACATCAGTTCCCATATTTCCTCCTTATTGGTTAATGGGAACTAACTTTTAACTCAATTTAAAAAGAAAAATCAAATAATTAATCATTTTCCATTTATGGCACTACTTTGACAACAAACCGCCTTGTCGTTGCTCTTGCCGGATAATCGTTCTAACCGCATTTCCAATCATTTGCCCAAGCTGCTTCTGATCCTGAGTATTAGCACCATTGGTATTTACACCTGAATCAGTTACATACACTTGAATAGTGACAGGCTGTTCAGAAGATGAAACAGTCCTCTCCAAACTACCGCCTGAGTTGATGGCATTTAATGTATCCACGCCAACGCGCTTAGTAGCTGCGGCATTAAGTACATATTCTTGACCATGAACCACACCCGCAACATCACCACGGCCTATGTTGCCTGTGTAGCCGCCTGATGAGAAGCCTTGCGGAGATACTGCTTGAATAGCTGCTGTCATCACACCAGTATCTAATGCAGCTTTTGCAGCTGCCGCCATCTTCATCCAAACATTACCCTCTTCTCTTGCATATGCATCTAAAATTGCTTGTTTGCTATTTAGAATCGCACTAGATAGTGCAAATGCTTTTTGCAATGCAAACATGGTCTTGTATGTTGAGCTCGAATCATCACCAAATCCTTGCATAAGAGAGGTGATTCCACCAAACATATTTGCATAACCAGCAAGTGTTGAAGCATGTGCTTGATTATTAAGTTGTTCATCATCTTTAGCATATTGCTCATCAAGAGCTTTTTTAGCAGCCAAGTACTGTTGATGTAGAGCTAATAAAGCAGTATTTTTCTCTTGCTGTGAAAGATACTCATTTGAATTAATCGCATTTACACCCGCATTTAATTCATCGCCAAGTTGAGAATATCCATCTTGCTGTTGAGCATTCTGGTTAAAACTTGCCTGAGACAATGGGCTAAGGCTTGACTTTGAAAGTGCGTCAATCCGCATGCCCAGCATGTTTCCTAAAGGGTTTTGAGTTGCCTCCCAAGCAGCCTGCTTCTTTGCCTCCTGCTTCTTCTTAAACTCAGCCAGATCTTTAGCATATGCATCAGCTTGCAACTTCAGATACTTGTTTCTGTTTGTCTCATCTGTTGCATATGCTTCGTTAATTGCCTTGATCTTATCTGAGTTTTCAGCAGCAAGTTTTTCCTCTTCAGTGAAGTAGCTTCTTGAGATTTCATTCCTTTTATTGGCAAGTTCTTTTGCAAGCCTTATAGACTCAGCATTTCCTTTCCCAATTAAAGCCACCTCATCTTGAATATCGTTCCATGCTTCTTTGGCACTTTTCCCTAACACAGAGACATGAAGGTGCCCGCCAGTAGCGCGTTTGGATGGGTTTGAATATTCGTCCAGAACCTTAACTACATAGCCATATCTCTTTGCTACAGCTTCAAGTATACCTACTGCTTTCTTTGCCTCTTTTGCATTATCTAGAGTCAAATCAAATGCATTCCCAGTTGCATGCTTGCTATTTGTACCCTTGTGATAGCTGTCATTAAAGGCAGTGAAGCGGTCTATAAGTGGGCCTAATGCGCTATTCGAAAGTTGCGCAAACTCAGCAGTAAACCCCTTAATTTGCCCTCCCGCTATTGACTCTGCACCTTTAATATTCAGTCCCTTTAAGTTAGCATTCGATACAAAACCCTTGCCCAAACCTTCAATTAGTTTCTTTTGCTTCTCAAGAGCCTGATTCGCTTTTTCCGTAGATTTGGCTACTGTGTCTCCTGTATCTTTTGCTGCAATTCGATATTTTGCTTGCGCGTCAGTGTTTTCCTTTAACTTTGCATTTTGCTTGGACATGTAGTCTTGGTATTTTTTTTCAGCTTCTTCAAAGCCCTTCGATACCGAGTTAATCCGCGCCTTAGCTTCAACTTCAATAGCATCCCATGAATCATCAAATATTTTTTGCTTAGCTGCACTTGATGACTTTTTGTTAAACGGGTCTGAAATAATATCTATTCCAGCTGCAATGGAAATCGCACCTTTCTGCACCCAAGAACGCATCATGGTCCAAGCATTTCCTATAGCATTCAGTTCGCTTATTGTTGCCTTCCACTTATTAAGAATAAGATCGGAAGTTAAACCAAATGCCTCTGCAATTCCATTAATCTCACTTTTGGCATCTCCGCCAAAAATACCAAATGAAGTTGCAATTCCATTCAGGCTCGACTCAATAGCTCCTGATTTAATCAGGTCAGTCAAATCTTGAATGCTATCAGATGCGGTATCAACTCCTTGTCTTACAAGGTCGCCGACTCCTGACTGTGAAATAGATAAGTATAATTGATTCCAAGAGTCGTCTAAGTTAGCAAATGAACCATCAAGTGTGTCCATTCGCTTAGCCATTGCTCCAGCAAATTCATTTTCCCCAATCTTTGTTAGATATTCCTCTATTTCCTTAGCATTATTTTTAACTTTGGTAGTGGTTCCTTGGAAAGTGAAGGAGACTTGTTCGCCTTGTTTACTTGCCTTTATTCCAAATTCTTTTAATCTTTCAAATTCTCCAGTTGAAGCATCTGCAACCGCCTCAATGAACTGCATCAAATCCTTGCCCATTGCAGAAGCTGTGTTGCCATATGAACGCATTGCTCTCTGCGATGGATCTAGCCCCAGATTGACTAACTTGGTAAATCCCTCAACGGCCTGATCCATACCATATGGTGTTTCTTTAGCAAATTGGAGGAGTGATGCATATACTTCATTGGCCCCTTCGATTGATTTTGTAGCTGTTTGAAGCGCTGCAAATTGTTTATCAAATGTGCGTTGAGCATTTACAACTTTTTCAAGGGTTAAGTATGTCGCTATCAGGCTTCCAACAGACGCCGCAAGATCTGCGATAATTGGTGTCGCACTCATTGCTGAGCCACTCAACCCAGAAATCTTATTGGAAATACTTCGGAATCCATCTCCAAATCTATTTTCAGCAGCGCTTGAAAGCTTTTCTCGGAATTCACTTAACTTCTTAGAGGTAGTCGAAGCAGAAGCCCCAGTTTCACTAATTGCTTTTGAAGTATTTTTTGATGACTTCTCTACTTTTTCCCCTTGAACTTCAACTTCTTTTAGAGATTTACTTAGGGCATCAGAATCTTTTTTGGCTTTAGATGAATCAATAATAATTTCTAAGCGACTTTGGGCTACCATAACACTCTCCGAATTGCAGGCAATAAAAAACCCCGCGAATGCGGGGTATATTTTTTAGAATCACTAATTACAATGCGCCTCACCTAGCTTTATCCATTTATTAGTGCTTACCAGTTTTTGAATATCAATTACTTGGACGGATATAGATGAACCTTTAAATCCATAGTCTTCCAGTACTTGGCAGACGTAATTTGCATAACCATCTCGGTTGTTACCATCATCCAGCACTCCGACCTTAAACATTGTTTTTGATGTCCAAACTGAATCTTTAGCTATTTTTTCATTACTCTTAAAATGCTCAACCACAGCTTGTCTTGCGTCATCAGTATATGTAGTTGTCTTCTCAGTATTTACCTTGTTATTTATTATATTGCTTGCCGTTTTGGCAACAGCAGGATTACTTCTTCCTTCTACACTCTTAGGTTTTATATTCGCAAAAATGGCCACACATATAGCTAAGCCTGCCAAAATGGCTAAAAAAGTTTTCATAAAAATACCCCTTTCTATCCCAACCTTATTGGAGCTTTCTTCGCCACTAAAATATTTGATTATATAGAAAGCCTGTAATAATTAAGGAAAATACCAATTTCAATCAAAATAAGCTGCAATTGGATCGATTATGATTTCATTACTTTTAAACATACTTGAATCAATTCCAGTTTTGGCAACAAATAAATTATTAAATGCATCTCTTAATTTACTGTCTTCGTTATCTAAGTTTTTTGATTCATAATCATTTTCATGGCTAATCTGGCTAATTTGTCCCACCACAGTCAATTTTTTATGAGAAGAATATTGATA